TGGTGAGAGTCGTACCGGAAGCCGACGTGTCGGTAGCGTCGTAGACCAGAGCACCCGACGAAGCCGAGCTGGTAGTGCCCGTAAGGAGCACACCACCGGAAGCCCAGCCCGTACCCGTGACCTCGTTGGCGTTGTACGGAGCAACACCGTACGCCGTGTCGGTCGTGAAGTTCGGGGTGATCGTGTTGGTGAAGAGGGCGATCTTGTGCGTCTCGAGGTCGAGGTCCAGCGCGAGCTGTGTCGTGTCGAGCGCGTCGAGGAAGGTAGCGACGAACAGGCCGCTAGCGGTCACTGCCATCTACTAGTCCTCCTTCGTCTTCTGTCCGGCCGGCTTAACACCGGCGGAGCTCTTGACAGGCTCTTCGACCTTGATCTGAGCCCCGCCCTCGTTGCCGCCGATCAGGTCGGCAAGGGTAGCAAGGGTGAGACCTTCGTTCCGACCCTGCTCGCGGTGATTCCGAAGCGCCTCCTTCACCGACTGCAGATCGTCCTTGCTCTTGTCGCTTCCGTTGTCGCGGTGAGCTTCCTTCGCCTTGACGAGCTCGGCCTCGAGGTGTTCCTGCTCCTCGAGATGATCCGCCAGGCGCCGGAGAGCATCAGGCGCTCCTGCCATCACTCCTCCTGTACCTTTGTGACCAACTTGGTCTTTGGCGCCACGATCTGAGCGTCCTGGCGACCGTCGTAGTGGCGAGTCTCATGACTCCCCTTCCTGTCCTTGAAAATCTTCTGGACAGGATCCTTCCCCTCACGTGCTGCTGCCAGTACCTGAGTCCCGCCATTCCTAGCGACGCCACCGGCAGGCATGTGATACGACAGCTTGCACATGAGGCAACCTTCGACCTCTTCGGGATGTCTCTCGAAATGCTTCATGGCCCCTCAGCCTTGAACCTTCGCGTAGAGGTAGTTAATGATCCGACGCTCACCAGACTGAAACAGTACCATAACACCTTCGGTGTAGTCCCAAGTCACATTGGTCTGCGTTGACGTCAACTGGAACACCAGACGGTTACCTGTAGGAGTACCCGTCCAGATAATTGTCGGACCTCCCGTAGGGTCAACGAGCTCGATCTGTCCGGTGATACCGTCTGCTACGAGGTCTGCCGGAACAGTCTCCTCTTCATCGTCCCAGAACTTCACGTCTGCGATGAGAGTGTAGGAGTTGCGCTTGATCAGCAGGTCTGTAGCAGGAAGCTCTTCGCCGATCGTCGGAACGCGCGCCATTCTGACCTCCTCACTCCTATTATCACTTAGTCACCCTTATGGGAAACTAGCCTAGGGATATCTTAGTCACAGAACTCGCGACGTACCTTCACAAGTGCTTTGTATGTATTGACCTGGTTCTCCTTGAGACCCTTACCAGCAGCAGAGGTTGTCGGAGGAAGCTTCCTTGGATCGTTCGCCGTTATGGGCACTAAGGCGTCGCACCAAACCTGATTCTGATGGTTCACAAACCAGATGGCGAATCCTGAGCTCAGAACTACTGCACCAACGCAAACAGCAAGCGTGTAGATGACAAGGCTTCTGGTAACGCGATGCTCCGCTAGGTCCCTACCTATGCGTTTCATCCGATACACCGGAGGACGAGGGTTGTGAGACCGACGAGTCCGAAGTAGAGGGCGATTGCTGAGACTGCGATGCGGCAAGTGATTGCAAGAGTGGAAGGAGGTTCAACGCTGGCACTCCTAGCAGCAGCCCGGTGCACACTATGAGCAACGTAGTGTTCACCTCGTTGGTGACGATCATGCGCAGAATGCCTCCCGCGCCCAACGCTGTCGCTAGGATGTCCCGAAGCACTGCTAGCCATGTAGGTCCCTTCACCTGCCACCATCATCCTCGCGCCTGCGCGCAGTGCTAGCCGCCGGAGCGGTCCGTACCCGCATTACCTCTCGGAGGCCCCACGGGCGGGCTCGGCTTTTGTCGTGGGGCTCCAGGCTGGTCACCATCTTCACCCCCATCAGCGCCAGGGAACTGAGGCGTCTCAGTTTCACGAATAGTATCCTCGTCGACAGGCGGCAGGTCCATTTCCTTGCGGAGGGTGTTCTCGAGCTCGTCATCCGGACGGATGATCTTAGCACCGACGAGGTTACGAATCGCGAAGGACTGAGTACGCCAGTCGGCCGACTCACCAATACGACGAGCGCGAAGCTTGGGGTAGGCCCTGACCTTGGGGAAGTTGTAATCGACCAGCTGCGGGATGAGGTAGCAGTTGATTGTGTCCGAGACGATGTCTGCAACGAACCTAGTCGCCTTCAGGAAGAGGTCCACGTTAGAATCGTCAGCTGCTGTTGAACTGAGGAAGGAGGCGAGGATCGACTTCTCGATCCGCATATCGTGATGATCTGCCGAAGCAAGGCAGTCGACCCTCTGACCCTCGAGCTTGAGCATGATAATCTCCCAGTTGGGTGGGAGCACCACGTGGGCACGCTCGTTGGTTCGAAGGTTGCGTCCGATCTCGCCCGCGAGCTTCCTGTCATTGTCGTCGAAGCCCAGCGGAAGTGTAATGACCGGGATACCGATGCCGTGACGCTCCTTCTGAATGGCATCGATCTTGTAGAGGTTGTCCTTGTAGTACCAGTGCTTGAAGGCAGTACGAAGCATCGACATACCTTCGATGTTGCCAGCCTCCCGCATGTACGAGAAGACCAGCAGCTTGTCGATCGGGAGTTCGACGTTGCCGTTGGCGAAGCTATTCGGCGGAAGCATCTCGACGTAGTCAGGACCACCGTTGATGTCGTAGTGCCACTGAACGACATCCATGGGGTGACGAGGCGCTAGCTTCTTGAGGACAATGCGTCGCTTACCATCGACAGTGTCCTCCTTCCAAACCTTCTCGAACATGTAGTAGCCGAAGTCGAGCATCAGCAGGCTCTCCATGAGGAACTGAGGCCAGCTGATTGACATGTTGTCGGTCAAGACCTTCCAGACGAAGTCCGCGATGGTCTTGTCCTTCTTGAGCTTACCGCCTGGCTCCACATACCAGCGAGCAGCCATGACAGGTGTCTTGGCCAGACGTAGAGTTCCCTGAACAGTGCCATCGCTCTTGCGCATCTGGTCGTACTTCTGGAGACCGAGAAGTCCACGGAGCTGAGGATTGTACTCTTGACGTGTGAACGACGTCCAGGGGCTTGCCGATGACGTCCCCAGCTCCCGGTAGTCCACCTCTGTGAGCGATCGCCTCTGAGCGATAACGTACGGCGTGTCACCAAGGTGTTCGACCTCCAGAAGGTCGTAGTCATCCAGAAGTGTAGACACCGAGATAGACCCGGGGCTCGTCATGATACACCTTCCACAGGGCCTCTAGTGCTGTCTGCACAGGACTTCTTGATGAGTTGTTCGAGTCTGTTGAGCTGCCTGTCCTGCTTATCCAGCCGCTGCATCACCTTAGTGTCGTCAGCCGCTTCGAGGGCAGACACTGCAGCATACACGTTAGCGAAGATGCTAGCGATAATGACGAACAGAACTGAGTCTCGCCACCAGAACCAAGCAGGTACGGCTAAGATAGCCCAGATGAGGGCTATTCCACCATGAACAAGGACTCTACGCGTCAGGTGCACTAGAAGACACCCCCACCGGTGAAGATGCCTCCGTCGGAAGATACCCCAAGTCCAGCACCGCTACCGACAGGCTCGTAGAGTCCGGAAGATCCGTTGAGCGTGAAAGCTGAGTCTCCCCCGCCACTACCTGTAGGACTTCCTGCTGCCTCGACGCCACCGCCCATGGTCTCTGCCAGCGAGTGGATCGCACCCAACTTGAAGACGTGCATGAGCCCGTAGCGGATGGCGTCCATGGTGTGGTCCTCAACCTTGTTGGACCATTCAGGGACGTTCCTACCCTTGACGCTCTCGGGTGCCTTGTAGTTGTTGATCTCGTGGATAAACGTCGTGCAGTTGTGATCCACGACCAAACCCGGGATCTCGACCGGAGCGCCATTCTCGTCCTCGCCGATCTGGATCATCTTGAGGAACGACGCGACGAGGTCAACACCGTCACGCCAGTTCTCCTTGGCTTCAGGCTCTGCCCACGTCGGGACGTACTTCTGCGTCAGAGTAGCGGCAGCCTCAGGGTCCGCAGCATCTCCGAATCCCATCTTCAGCTGAAAGCCCTCTGGCCAGTCTAGAGCCTTGAGGTTGGCGATGTGCTCAGGGATCGTCCGGTAGGACTTGTAGTACTCACGCCAAATCCGAACCTGAGCAGCACCAGCAACCCTTCGCACCTGAAAGAAGATCGCTGCGAAGGGGTTGTTCCATCCGAAGTCGAAGCACACGTAGCTGGGCAGGTTCGGGTCGTACTCGACCTTCTGCACGTGGACGCGGTCGTCCCAGTCGGGGTAGATCTTCCCACTGAACGAGGCGAAGTCGGCTGCGATCTCCTGGAGGAAGCGATCGTCGGCCATCGTCTGCTTCAGGAGGATGATTTCCTCCTCCGACTCGCCACCAGGGTAGATCGCGTCGTTGTCCCAGCTCGGGAAGCGCCAAGACTCGTACATCGGGAAGTCGGGGTTCTGACCCATCATCCAAAGGGAGTACAGCCAGTTGAAGCCTTCCGGCGTGGTAGGGAAGTCCGCGCCGCCCCTTCGGTCCGCCAAAGCTGGCCTGATGAACCGTTCCCACGTGTCTTCCTTTTGCTTCGCTGCCTCCGACATGATGACGTGATCGAGAGCCTCACCGACGAGGTTCTCTGGGTGATCTGCAGATCTAACTTCTAACCGCGTCTGCCACGGGAACTCGATGTACATCGAGCCCTGCTTCTTGTTGTACGACTTCTTGACTCGCTTGTCCTTGCCCAGAGCCATCTTGACGATCAGGTCGTCCCAGATGACACGGAACTCCTTCTCGCCAAGGTCGTACGTAGGGCCGACGATCCAGAACATCTTCTTCGGCTCGAAGAGCCTCGGCTCCAGATCGCGACCCGCCATGGTGCTCTTGCCGAAGCGTCGCCCGCAGTTAGGCAGACGGAAGCGCGCCGTCGAGTTGTGGTACAGCCACTGCTTCGAGTGGGGCACATACTCGATGGTCTTGAAGAACGCTTGCTTACGCTCCGGTGTGATCGTCATGGCTGTAGGCTCTGCCTACACCCCCAGGTTCTCTCGCTCATGGTACGCGTTGGTCGACTTGATCGTGGTAGCCTTGGCCACGTTGTCAAGGATGCGCACGGTGCCACCGTTGCGAATGCTGATCTTCAGACCCGACGAGGTACCCTGGCCGACAACCAGAGCGTCCATGAACGACCCACTCGTGTCACGGTAGCTCACGTTCAGCCGACCTGCCGTGCGGTGCTTGCCGTTGGAGATGCCGGCCTTGGTCCTGTTGTCCCTGAGAGGCATTTTCCCTACCCTCTTTTGCGTCCGATCGAGACCGTGTTTATATAAGCGTTTGCTCCTCGTCTCCTGCCCTAGGAGAGCTTGCGATCGAGGAGAAGTCAGTTGCCGGAACCGGCGTTGGCTGCGTCTTCGACCTTCTTCATGAACGCCTCGAGCGGATCGATGCTCTCGGCCGTGTCACCAACGCGACCCAGAACACGGTCTGCGATGTACTTGCTAGCGTCCAGAGCGACACGCTCGTTCTCGGAGGCCACGGCGATCCTCACGATGCGCGACGCGGCTCCGGCGGCGTTCTCACGGAAGATGCGCTTGGTGAGCTCTTCCGGCGTCTCGTCGGGGTGAAGCCTGCGCTCGAGATCCAGAGCTGCCAGAGCCTCGTCGGAAGACCACGATGCGATCTTCTCACGCTCTGCCTCTGTCAGACCGTTCTCGTCACGCTCTTCACCGTCGTCGAACCAGGGCTCACGCCCGCTGCGATCACCTCGAGCCATGTGGACCACCTCCACTACCTATTATAGGTGGAACAACGCGGTGACGCCCAAGGCCAGGGCATGAATAGTTACACAATCAGCACACTCAGATTGCATAGCGTCATGAATAGTAACACAAACGATACTCTCAGATTGCATAACGACCCAACGGGTCATATACACGCGGGGCACACGTCAGGTAATATAGTTACGCGGGCGTACAGGGCGTTCCACCCAGCACGGGGTGTTCTGCACAGCACGCCATGGTCGGGCGCGTACGGGGGTGGTCGGCCAGAACGCCCCATGTCTGGACATAACGCGTATGTATCGAAATACATATGCGTAGACCGCTTGCAGGGCACCCAGGGACTGCGCTACAATATAGGTATAAGCAAGCAACACACCCACCGAAGGAGATCCCCATGTCCACCACCGAGACCGTGGCCACCGAGACCACCGTCGAGATCGCGGAGCTGTTCACGGAGGACGTGTACCGTCCGCTGGGCCTTCGCAAGGTCGTCAACCAGGTCCTGAAGGGCATCGACCCGGAGGCCAAGGAACTGCCGGGGCCCATGTTCTACACGTACTGCAACAAGGGGTACATCCCGAACGAGGACCGGAACATCAAGCGCGAGGACGCCATCGCGTGGACCGAGAAGTACCTCGCCAAGCGCTTCGCCTGATGGTGAGGGTGGGGGACCTCCGCAAGGAGGCCTCCTGCCCCCTCCAGCAGGAGGATCGGCAACGACACAAGGAGAGAACCATGGCCAAGTGCCTGCTCGTCATCGCCATCATCCGTGCCCTCACCGTGGGCGACCTCGACATCACCGAGGTGCAGTGGTGCGTCAAGAAGGCGCACAACCCCGTGTACTGCCTGCAGCACCCCGAGAAGACCGACCACCAGCGGATCACGCACAAGTGAGGATCCTGGTCTCGATCGTCCTCGCCGCGTTGGTTGCCGGCTTCGCTGGCTACGCCATCGCACACCACTTCGAGTCGGCGGAACGCCAGTTCTGCAGGGCCGCTGACAGCCAGACCTACTGCCTCGACCACCCTGAGAAGGGAGACGACGAGCGTCTCGGAGCCTGATCGGTAGGGGGATCGGCGTCCCGAAAGGGACGTCGGTCCTCCGGTCAATCAGGACCAACGTACCTTGAGAACTCAATAGAGACAGCGACTACGCCTCAGGAGGACCTTCCACAGGCCTCTCATTGCCGATTGAACCAGTCCATAAGCTTGGACAGCTCATCGGGTTCTAGCCGGTCGATCAGGTGGGCCCTGAGCTCCGCGTCCATGGTCAGCCAGTCAGGCCGGTTGATGAGGGCCTCAGCCGTATACGCGGTTGGTACAAGGGACAGCTCTTGAGGTGCCTTACCACGAAGGGCAGTAGGAGTGTATCGCTCCTTGTTGTAGGCCGACATACAGGCCTTGCACTTCGAGTGGGGACGAACGTACTCCTTACCGTCTACGATGTACCACACCGCACCATCCTTAGACGAGGGAGTGAACCCGTCTATCGGGACCATGTGGTTACCGGCACTACAGTAGACACGACCCAGCTCGTCCATTACCCTTCGGCGTCTTCCCATACCTCTATTATATAGGGGAAAACGTGTAAGAGGCAAGAGGTAGAGGTCTATTGAGGTCTTAGGTTATACTAGAAACACACCTTACACCTAAACCTCTTTGTATAAGTCGCCATAAAACGTAAGGGACAGATACATATACTATACATATATATAATATACCTAATATATCTAATATCCTAACACCTAAATAGACCTTTTACGCTTATTCGGACGTGGAACGCTGCGTTCCTCATAGCCAAACAGCTAGTACACCTTGCGGGGACGCAAGGGTCTATTATATAATAAGATAACACACGCAGAGGAGGATCGGCACATGATGATCAGACTCACAGATGGGACGCTACTGTCGTCGGCTTCGCACGACAATGCACCATCGCGTCGCTCCAACAAGAACCAGTCTGGACGCCAAGGTCGGAAGACCTACAACGGCAGACTCACGCTACAGAGGGCGGGTGGCTACAAGAACGAGGTAGAGGCCATCGGCCAGTCTGCTGACACACCTCTCTGCAGGATCCGCACCACCTCACCAAGCGACGCCAGGTTGCGTCCCATGGATCAGCGGCTTCTAGGGCTGTATGTTTCCCGAAGGGAATACACCTGGGATCTCGGTGGGAGTGCATCGACGGGCTACATCGGTGGAAGGGGAATGTAATGCCGCACATCAGGAGCGAACTGGTCATCGAGGCCAGAGTTACGTACGAGCCTGGTCACATGAGGAGCAAGGTCCAGATCAAGCTGGACCAGCTCACACGGCTACAGGCAGAGGCGAACGCCCTGCTGGACGAGCTGAAGGACCTTAGGGTGGCCGCGCCAGGGGCACCAGCGTGTCGTACTTGCGGAGCGGTGTTCCGTACCGACTACGAGTTCTGGAACCACTACGTCGTACCTGACGAGAGGTACCTCAACCTCGGAGAGTGCCCGACCAAGTACGTGTGACGAGGATGGTACCCTCGAGAGAGGGTGCTGTCTGCGATACACGAGGAGGTTGGAATGGACCGGCAAACAGATAAGCCCCTGTGGGATGTGTGGGAAGCATGGGGCGTGCGTTTCCCAAAGGGAAATGTGCCTGGTGAGACAGTGATTACTGTCGAGCGAGACAGGGTGGAGGTGCCAGCCAAGTGAAGATCACGTTCGATGACGGCAGCTGGTTCAACATGGACGCCGGTGGCTTCGAGCTGGCGTACTACCTCGAGTGCTACCACAGCGGTACACGTACGCTGTCTGGCGCCTTGGTCGTCCGCATTGAGCCGTTGGTCAGCTCTTGAAGGTGACATGAGGTCTGCGCTATAATTGACATAAGCACAAGCAGAGAGGATCGGCGATGGAACTCAAGAGGTTCACAGTCGAGTACGGAGACGGCATTAGCGAGATCATCTATGCCGTCAACTACGACGAGGCGTTGAAGCACGCTAAGGTGCGTGCCGACTTCTCGTTCACCAGCGTGCTGAAGGTGGAGCCGGTCAAATGACAGTGACAGAACTACGTGAGGCCCTCGAGGAGCTCGAGCGCAAGGGCCAGGGCGAGTACAAGGTCATCGACAACGGTGACGGCAGCGAGGTGTCGAACGCACTGAGCGGAGCTATCTACGGGCGCGTTGTGTACCTCGAGGTGAGCGAGCGACCAGACGAGAAGTACTTCAACCCGCTGTGCAGAGTATGCCTGAAGGACGAACACCAGGGAGAGTGTGCAGCGTAAGAGTCGAAACGCCGTAAGGCGTCGTCCGGATTGGCTACCGGGCCTGATGAGACAGCCAACACAGGAGGATCAGATGTTCAGTGTGATGGTCGTGGACTACGAGACGCAGGAAGAGATCAACCTCTTCGACAAGGGTACGGTGTACGAGGTCGTCAACACGTCGTTCGTCACCGACCCCGACACGGGCAAGACGCAGATCGTCTACGCGGTCTCGTTCGTGGACCAGATGTGAACGACCTCTCTGCTGAGGTCATCAAGTCCATCCAGAAGGATCGGACCAAGGTCGGACCTACGCCGAAGCAGGTCAAGAAGACCAAGAAGCGAATCCTCAAGGAGGGCGATGCCTGATCTGAACAGCCCCAAGGCCCAAGCCGAGATCGCTCGCATGAAGGCTCGGCAGAGGGCGGAGGTTGCCGCATGGAAGGGAGGGCCAGAGCCTCCGAAGAAGTCGAACGCTGTCAAGAAGACCAGGAAGCACCCGAGCGTGGGGAGACCCAAGCGGGCGAACATCCTGAAGACGGTGTTCGGTAGCAAGTCGAACGGCAAGTCGTTCAAAGGCCGCCACTGAGGTCTTCTGCGATCCTCTGGCAACAGAGGGTCGTGGTGGACAACAGATCGGAGGAACAATGCCTAAGAGCTACATGGATCGTGTGCTCGAGGCAGTCGATGACACTGAGTGGCAGAAGTTCAGAGTGTCGCTCAAAGGTCTGACGACACAAGAGAAGCTGCGTCGACTCAAGGCATACTACAACGACGTAGACTTCTACTCGGTACACGAAGGTCACACTGACCACACGCTGGTAGAGCCTTCTCGTCCGGATGTGTGCAAGGTGTGCATTCGTGTGGACAACTACCTCAAGGCGCTGGCGCGTGGTGGCTTACTCAACCCAGGTGTGCACGTTAATCTGGCAGCAGTGAGCAACTTCAACCTGGAGGTGATAAGGTGAAGGCCGACATCGCGCGGACGATCGCAGGAGTGTGTTTGTCTCTCGCAGCCATAGGGACTGGCGCGCTAGGGTACTACGGTATCCAGGCAGTGCTGGGAGGTTGCTCGTGAGGCCAGAAGAAGTAGCACTGTGGGTGTTCCTAGGACTAGTAGTGCTGCTGGTGGTGATACTGTGATCGACTGGCTGTACGTCATCATGTTCGGGTGCTGCCTGGGACTTCTGTTCCTGACAGGGCTCGGACAGAACGAAGAGGACGACTGGAGAGACGAGTGAGACAGCCTCAACTGGTCAAGCCATCGATCACACCGATCATCCTGACGACGATGCTCTGGGGACCGTTCGCACTAGTCCTCGGAGCGTTCGGGATCATCGCGTGTGCTACGGTGGTGGGCATACCACTGGGGATACCTGCACTGCTACTGGCAGGCTTCCCCATCGCAATGCCGATCATCAAGTACAACCAGAAGATGGTCGCGTACAACATGGCTGGCGGTGCTCAGGCAGACGCCACGCGCAAGGAGTTCGGTCACACGGTGAAGCCGTGGGATGTCAGTGTGACCTACGAGGACACAACAGCGTACGAAGGATGGTACCATGGCGGAGCGAATCAAGCCGGCGCACGAGATGGAGAACACTTGGGTCGAGGTCGACGATCGCGATGAGCTGATCGACAAGATCCTCGAGCACACGAGCCTCGGACACAACTCCGATCACATGAACGTCGTCGCTGTGTACCGAGACACTGCGGAGCCGCACGAGGTGAAGGCGATCTGCTCGGATGGCAACTGTGACTTCAAGGTCGTGTTCGACACGACCGAGTTCGTCCCGATCGAAGAGTGGTCCGAGTCCGACCACGACAGATACGCCGATGAACTGTCAGGTGCATACGACGAGGACTGATCTCTGAAGTGCTAGTGCGGTACATCCAAGAGGTGTGCCGTGCGGGTTCGTCAGAGAGGATACTAAATGGAAGGAGACATGAGCTAGGCTAGCTGAGACAGTAGCTTTAAAGTCTCCGCAAGTCACATCTTGCGTTGGCTGAGAGGTCCACGCTATAATTGAAACAACAGCCGAGCGAGCTCAAGGGGAGCAGAGCCGGCTCAGACGATCACACGGAAGGATCGGAACAATGCCACGACGCACCGCCACGGCCGACGAGG